TTATCTTTGCGATCGCTGGTGTTCTGATAATTTCACTCACGCTTATCACCTCCTACTCTAAGAAATACTCAATGCTTACGCCGAAGTAATCAGCTAGGATTTTAAGTTTTTCTGTCTTCGGTTTACTTCTTCCCGACTTCCATTCTGAAAAAGTGGACTTCGGAATTCCTGTTTCTATAGATACTCTGTAATCAGTCACTCCTTTTTGGTCACGTATTTTTGCATAATTTTCATACAAATATTTCACCCCATTTCTGAACTTTTTCTTGAATTTAGTTCGGAAATCAGTTATAATCACCTTATAGCCACATAAGAATAATTCGTACTGATTTCTGAACTTCGTAACATTATGATAGTACAGTTATCTGTATTTGTCAAGCACTTTTGTACAGAAATCCGAATTATTTTAGAAAGGAGTATTATGGGAAAAAGTGCATATGAAAGATACTGTGAAATAAGAAATAAACTAAACTATAAAGATTCTGATGTTGCAAAGGGCGCAAAGATAACAAAGTCCACATTTTCTGATTGGAAAGCAGGACGATATACTCCTAAACAGGAAAAAATGCAAAAAATAGCTGATTTTTTGGGCGTTACTGTCGATTACATAATGACAGGTAATGAATCAATCGAACCACAAAAAACAATAATAACCCCAAAAGACGAACGTGATATTGCTAAAACGGTAAATGATTTAATGGGAAAATTAGAATCAAATGATGGAGCACCACTTTTCTTCGATGGAACTGAAATGAGTACAGAAACAAGAATTTTATTTGAACAACAATTAAAATCATTAGTAACAACTGTAAAGGAAATAAACAAGGTCAAGTTTAATCCGAACAAAAATAAGAAGTAGGTGATTGCCTTGAAGCAAGATGTAAAAACAATAGTGAACAAATTAGTAAATAAGTATGGCACAAGAAACCCTTATGAATTGTGCGATTATACAAACACAATCTATAAAATCTGTGATATTGGGGATGTATTGGGTTGCTATTTACTGGTTAAAAGGCAAAAATGCATTATGCTAAATCAAAAAATAATCGGTACCCCAATGGAAAAATTTATTTTGAGTCACGAGTTGGGGCACTCACAATTACATAGGAAAAACAATTGCTATTTCTACGGAAGTACATTCTTTTCCAAGAATAAAGAGGAAAACGAAGCGAATACTTTCGCTGCCGAACTACTTATACCTGATTCGTTAATATACGAAAATCCGGGTATGACCAAAAGCCAACTTGCAAGGTTGGCTGGATATGATGAAAAAATTATGGAATTTAAAAAGATATAACCGCTACGGCGTTTATATATAAGGTTCGCTACCTTGATGTAAGCTTAAGAGAAAGAGAGGGAATTCTTATGGAATTTAATGAAAAAATCAAACAATTTTCAGAACGTGTATCTGCATTAAAGGATACCATTTCCACTGAAGAGGCAACTAAAATGTCCTTAATAGTACCCGTATTTCAAATTTTAGGATACGATGTTTTTAACCCTTTGGAATTTTGCCCTGAATACACTGCTGATGTTGGCATAAAAAAAGGTGAAAAAGTTGATTATGCTATCTTAGAAGACGGACAACCAAATATCTTGATAGAATGTAAAAGCTGTTCTGAACAACTTGACAAACATTCTTCACAACTTTTCAGATATTTTGGAACAACACCTGCAAAGTTCGGTATTCTCACAAATGGCATCGTATATAGATTTTATACCGATTTAGAAGAATCTAATAAAATGGACTTAGTTCCTTTCTTGGAAATAGATATGCTTTCTATCAAAGAATCATCTATTAACGAATTAAAAAAATTCTGCAAAGAAAACTTTGATAAAGATAAAATTTTCAGCACTGCTGAAGAACTTAAATATAGTTCTCTTATAAAAGGAGTTCTCTCAGCTGAGTTTGAGAAGCCTTCAGAAGAGTTTGTTCGTTTTATACTCACAAACATTTATGATGGTCAAAAGAATCAGCGTATTATTGAAAAATTTACCCCTGTTGTTAAAAAAGCTTTTTCTTCTTTTGTTAACGAGATCGTTAATAATAAAATTTCTTCTGCTCTTTCTAAAGACGGTGAAGATGACACACCTATTGAAAATGATGAAGCAGTGACGGATGAACCTACTTCTAAAATTATAACAACCGAAGATGAGCTTGAAGCGTTTTATATAATCAGAGGATTGCTAGCTGGTTCAGTACCTGTGGAAGATATTGTTCACAGAGATACGGAAAGCTATTTTGGCATTTTATATAAAGACAATAATAGAAAGCCTATTTGCCGTTTGAATTTAGATAGGAAAAATAAACAATTATTTATCCCTGATGAAAACAAAAAATTTACTAGATATATAATAGAGGACTTAAATGATATTTACAAATATAAGCATCTCTTAATAGAATCTGTTGAAAGATATATTTAAGCACATTAATTTTCTACAAAAAACCGCCCCTGCACTACCAATACAGAGACGGCTCACATACACCCGAAGATGTACAATACAATGTGCCAAAAACACATTAACCCCAAAGATATTGTATCATCTTCGGAACAGTTTAACAATCAGAACATGTATTCTATCTGCTTGTTAGCTGTTATTTTTATACTCAAAATCACGAAAGGAAGATGAATATGGCAAAAAGAAAGAAATATCCAAAATTGCCTAACGGATACGGACAGATTCGATTCTTGGGCTCTAATCGCCGAAATCCCTATGGTGTTTACCCTCCGGCTACAGAAGAATACTCTAATGGACAAATGAAGCCACAGAAAGCACTCTGCTACGTTCCGGACTGGACTACTGGCTTTGCGGTATTGACGGCATACAGAGCCGGAACGTACATACAAGGAATGGAAAAAGATTTTGCGGAAATCAACAACTCGCAAAGTGCGGACAAGTTTATACAAAGCCTGCTTGCAAATTACAACTTAATGGAAGGAATTAAAAGTAAGTCAAACGAAAGTTTGAGTTTCAAGGAAGTTTTTTATAAATTTTACAAAAGAAAGTTTGGGCACGAGTTTGATGAAAAAGTACAGAAGCGTAGTAGTTTGGAATATGCGTTCCGTGCCGGCTTTAAAAACTGCCAATCATTGCATGACAGAATTTTTACTGATATCGTATCTGACGATCTGCAAGAAGTGATGGACAATTGCACGCTTAAACACGCCAGCGTCGAACATATACAAAGAGTTTTTCGTAACTTGTACAAATATGCCATTGCAAACGATATTGTAAAGAAAGATTACTCGGCGTTTATCGAAATAACACAAGATGATGATGATGAGCATGGCATACCGTTTTCAAAAGCAGACATAAAAAAATTATGGGACGAAAAGGAAAATGAAATTGCAGAGATGTTGATAATTATGTGTTATTCAGGTTTCAGAATAACAGAGTACAAAACACTGGAAGTAAATTTGAAAGAAAAATATTTCTTAGGTGGAATAAAGACTGATGCCGGAAAGGACCGTATAGTCCCAATTCACTCTGCCATTCTTCCGCTGGTTGTCCGAAGAATGAAAAAGAATAAAAAATTACTCCTAACATCCGATGTGCAGTTCAGGAAAAATATGTACGCTCTTTTAAGTGAACTCGGTATAGCGAAGCATACACCTCACGACTGCCGGCACACCTTTTCAAAATTATGCGAAGATTTTGAGGTGAAAGAAAATGATAGAAAGAGAATGCTCGGGCACGCATTTAAGGATGTGACAAATAAAATTTATGGACACAGAGACATTGAAGATTTACGAACTGAGATCGAAAGAATAGTATCTCCTGATTTGTTGTAAATGTGTTGTAAACCGTTTTATTATATCGCATTACTAATTGTTATATTTTGCGATATGTTAACACTCAAAAAATCCCGTGGTTGACAGGTTTTCTCTGAATTTGCGTCAACCACAAGGATTTTCAATAAACCTATTAATTTTAAATGACTGTAAAATAATTTTACATAAATACGCCGTTTGCAGGCATTTTTGTTGTAAACGTGTTGTAAACGGTTTCATTATATTTTATTAAATTTTGTAAGATGATACAATATTTTCGCCCCACCTCTTTGGAGATGGGGCTGTGTCTCTAGACG